TGTTTCTCAACACAATCCTCATGGAGCAGATTGGTTAGGAATTCGTTCTTGGGAGCCTTTGAGCCTTATTTGGCAGAAGAAAGCTTCTACCTACACGTACATTGAAGATGCTGAAACCAAGGAAGAGTGGATTGAACAAATGCCTTCCCAGGATCGTTCGGGAGGTCAGATATCTGCTCAGAACCAAACACCTGCTCGTCTAAGAGATCGTATTGAAGGGCGTAATCGAGATCGGCAGCAAATTGCTCGTTCGCCTCGAGCTAGAGCCAATCCTGAGTTTGAAACCCTTATGTGGTTTATGCCTTGGGAAGTTAAAGGCCCGGATGGCCCTGAAGAAATCGAATGCGTGTTCTTCTATCTCGTTGAGCCCAAGCGTCTTATCGGAGGTTTTCCTCTTTCAGACTTGCAGTGGATGGGGCGTCGGCCTCTGATCGAATTGGACTTTCAGACAGTTGGTAATCGGCGTCTTTCGATGGGTATCTGTGAGATCGTTGGAGACCTGTCTTCTGAGCTTGATACGATTCACAACATGCGTATGGACGTGGGGTTTGCCACGAACATGCCATTCTTCTTTTATCGAGCTACTTCGACCATTAACCCTGAACGAATTGTGCTGCGTCCAGGTAAGGGTATTCCTGTTGATGATGTGCGTGACATTCAATTCCCTCAGATGCAGAATGTCACCTCTTTTTATCACCAAGAAGAGCAGCTTCTTTACTCGCTCGTTGAGCGTGTTCTAGGAGTTACGGATCTTTTCTTGGGTGTTTCTCCTACTAAAGGTGCAGCAGCACGCCACGCTACAGGTTTTGTGGGAACACAGCAGGAAGCAATGGCGCGTACTGAAGAGATTATGGCGGGAGATGCCAAGGCATTTTCAGATCTCGCGCACCTTGTGTATGAAGCCGAAATCCAGTATGGACCTGATGAACGGATTATGAGGCTTCAAGGCCGCGAAGGGCCTCTAACTCAGACACTCTCAAGAAGTGAACTTTGGTTCCGGGGGGAGTACGATCTGACTTTAGGGGCAAATCACGGCCTTTATTCTTCTATGATGCGTCAGCAACAGGCTCAGATTCTTCAGCAGCAGCTTCAGGTATCTCCATTGATTAATCAGGACCCGGGACGCCGTTGGGAAGCTGAGCGGTTTATTTTCAACGCTTATGGATTTCCGAATCCTGAACAGTTTATTGGGCCTCGAGAGGCAGTATCCTCAGGAGTGCCTAAAGATGCACCTGAAGAGAATGGTGAGATGGATCAGCATGTTTACGGTATCGGTCAACCGGCCCCCGTGCATCCTTCGGATAACGATGGTGAACACCTGCGTATTCACATGGAGCATATAAACTCACAAGGGTTTATTTCAATGGGCAAACCGAATCTTACCGCCCATCTTCAACACATTCAGATGACTCAAGCACAAATGGTTCAGAAGCAGCAAGCCCAACAGCAGGCTCAAATGCAGGCTATAATGGGGGGCGGTGATCAAGCAGGGCAGGCCGGGCCTGGAGGCCAACCTACAGCGAACAATGTGGCTCAGTTGGATTCGGCTCAAGCAGGCGCAATGGGTGATGTAAGTGCTTCGCCCGCAGCAGGGAATGGGATTCCGTCTCAACCAGGACGCCCGCCAATGATTAATCAATAAGGAGAGCGCTTCATGACTACTGGAGTAACCGTTCGATCCCGTAAAGATTTCGTTTCGAATATAGCGTTTGAACATTTGTTAAGTGAGCTTATCGACATGCATCAAAGTGAATTAACTAAGCTTACGAATGACGCCAAAGAAGGCGATATACAAAAGGTGAACGTTCAGGGTGGTATAGTTGAAGGGGTTCACCGAGTAATTAAGCGTGTTGAGAATTATCGTTTAGCTGCGCTTGAAGATGAACGAAATCAAGGAGATTTGATTTGAACGCGCCTCCAGTAGTAGCTGATGAACTTCCAACGGCTGCGCGGAAAATTGTAGTAAATAATGTTACATCTGGAAAAGGCCCTTGGGTTCTTGTAAACCTTTCAGGACCTTCTCCAGTGGTTGTACCTTCTAAACTCCTGAATCGTACGGAATGGATAGAAGCATTTTCAGCGATTCAAAAAGCGAGTGAGTATGCAACTCGTTCATAAGGAAATAGAATTGTAAATGCAGTTGCGCTTACTTAGTATCATATAGTATTTTTAATGACCACCCTTATCTCAAATAGGAGAGATTTCCAATGGGTAAAGCACCTGGTTCACCGCGAAAGGCGTCCTCAGGCACCAAGGGAATGCCGCCCAAAGCCAAGTCCAAATCCACGGGCACCCCGCCCAAAAAGCGTGCGTCTAAGCAGTATTAAGCGCATAGGAGACTACCAAGCCCATGACTGATATTGCCGAGGTAGTCGAGGATGTAAGCGCGGAAGCAGTAGTAGAGGGAGAATCCTCTGAGCCTGTTTCTGAGCCTACACCTTCGACACCTTCGGAACCCCAACTTACGCCCGAACAAATGCGTCAGATGGTAACGACGGCGATTGAACAGCGAGATACTCAGTGGCAGGCAGAGATTGGTCGTAGGGAGCAGGCTGCGACACAAGCTGCTCAAGAAACTCCTCAGCCTGATCCAACTCCTGCTGCATCTTCGAACGATATTGATGAGCAAATCGCTGCTCTGTATACGGACGATAAAACGGGACGAGAGACTCAACGAGCAATTACAAACCACTTAAACCTTATGCTGCAAAAGCTAGGGATTTCAGGTGGTAATTCGGGTCTCACAGCCGAAGATGTTCAAAAAATAGCCGCTGAACAGGCTGGCACTGTTCGAAACGAAATTCGCTCGGGTTTAAGTGTGAATCAAGAGGTTGAAGAGCTAGTGACGGGAGGCGTTATTGCCCCTGCCGAGGCTAAAATGGTCCAGGCACGCTATTCGGAGACCCTAAGACAGCCCGGAATGCAAGAATCTGCAGCCGATCCGAACAATTCTTCTTGGATTATTAAGGGAGTTGTATACGATTTGGTAAAAGAGGGTAAATTGAAGCCTGGAGCCCCCAGAAAGCGTCCAACACCTGCGATTGCTCCTGGAGGGCCAGGATATAGCCCGGCTCCTGCTGCTGTAGACTCAGGTTCTTCACCTTTTAAGTCGATTCGAGAGATGGGTACCGATAAACTAAAGGCAATTAGGGAGCGTCATGGCTAAAGAAAGAGTAGCTGAAAAAGAAGCTGTTGAAACCTTGGAGGCTCCTGAGGCTCTTTCTGTGCCTAAGTTTCGTCAAGCTGTGGACTGGGCGGCTGAAAAGTCTATGGAGAATGGAGCTACTTGCGGTTGTTGTGGCTGGCGTCCTTGGGATGTAGGAACAAAAGAGCAAACCTTAAAGTCCTTGGCTGCACATATTCGACGCAAACACCGGGATACGATTATCGAACTATTCGATCATCAGGTGTTGGATCTGGGCGAACTTACTCCCTCGCCTCTGGGCGAGTCTGAGGAAGAAGTACTTGCTATGGCAGGTATTTCAGAGATTCGTGAACTAGATCATTTTGATTATTTTTCGATCCCTGAGGCAATTAAAGAACGTATGGAACAAGATGGTTCTGTTCCTAGGTTTGTACGCCAGGATCGCGTTGAACATTTTAAGCTTCAAGGTGCTAAGACTGTTGAAGGTGAAGGCGCTCATAATAATTCCACAGAGGATGGGGTCATTAAAGCAAATGAGCTTGTTCTTATGGAACTTCCGCATGAGTTGGCTGAGAAGCGCCGGCATCAAAAAGATGCTCGCGTTCAAGATCAGTTGAATGCTCGAGCGGAAGAAATGGCTGTTGCCCGGGATAAGTACGAACAACGTACTTACGATTATTTACGTTCGAATAGAAATCTCGATCATCAACAGGCAACACAAGTCTCTCGCGCTCTTGCTCAACGCCGGGTGCGCGAGGGTGGGGATTCCAACCTCGGATTGACGATTGAATCTCGTCAAGGGAGTGAACGTTACTAATCTACTCCGAAGTTGAAGTCCTTTTTCACCCGTAAACGCCTCACTACTTAAAAGGGAGACCACACGATGGCGAACACGGATCGACCACACGGCTTTGTGCCCTATGGTCCTTTGCTGCGTACCCGGCCTTATGATCAAGATTCTGGTGATGGTACGGCTATTTTTATCGGGGATGTAGTTGATATGGAGGCTGATGGAAACATTAGCCCTGCTGCTGTTGATTCAGTTGCTAAGATTGGGGCTGCGCTGACTTATTCGGCAGCTTCTACTGCTAATCCTGCTTCTGCGACTGCACCAGCAGATCCAGTTTTGGTTGCGGATCATCCGGACCAGCTTTTGGAAGCACAGGATGATGGTTCTGGAACTGTTGCCCAAAGTTTGATTGGCTCTAAGGCCGATCATGCTGCAGGGGCAGGCTCTACTACAACCCTGCTTTCAGGTCATGAACTTGATGCTTCTGATATGGATGGTAATGCTGCTGGTTTTGCCATTCTGGATATTGTAAATCGTCCTGACAATGAGGTTGCCGATAATGCCGACTGGGTTTGTCAGCTTAATACAGCAGAGGGCCTTTTGACCCTCGCTGCGGGAGTTTAAGTCATGGCAGGCATTGAAGCTACTGCGAATTGGGAGCAGCATACAACGCTCCGAGGCATTAATGACGTTATGTTCCATAAGTGGGATGAACGTAATGCTGTCGGTCGTATGCTGTTCAATGTTGAGGATTCTAGTCAGTACCGTGAACACACGCTGACGGTTGGTGGTATCAACCTGATGCAGCAGATCACGGAAGGTGAGCAGATCACTTACCTGAGTAACAACGAAGGCTTTCTCCAGACGTACACTCACCTTGATTATGCGAACGGCTTTCGAGTCACTCGTAGAATGTATCGTGACGAGATGTACGGTACGATTGAGAAGAGTGCTATGGAGCTTGCCTACGCTGCTGATGCGACTGAGGAAACTATTCTAGCGAATCACCTCAATCGTGCTGAGAATAGTTCGTATACGGGCGCTGACGGCGTCGAACTTTCTTCTCAGGCTCATGTTCGTGAAGATGGTTCCACGTATGCGAATGAACTTACTTCTGCTGCGGACCTGTCCCAGACTTCTTTGGAGCAGGCTTTTATTGACTTCAGCGATTTCCGCTCCGGCGGTGGGCGTCGGCTGACTATTCCTCCAAAGTACCTGGTTGTTCCTAAGGAGGAAGGTTTTAACGCTGATCGTCTTTTAGGCTCTCGTCAGATGCCTGAGGACAACACCAATGCGATCAACCCGCTTGAGGGTAAGGTTCAGGTTGTGGTGTGGCATTATCTCACCGACGCTGATCGTACGTTCCTTATGTCGGACAAGGAACATCATTCGATGACGTTGTTTACTCGTGAAGAGCCGTGGTCTGATTATGAGTACGACTTTGATACGAGTGATTACAAGACCAAGCTATCCTTCTCGCAGAGCTCCGGTTGGGGCGATCCGAAGGGTGTTTTCTGCTTGCGTGGTGCGTAAAATACGTTGAGGGAGGTGGGCCAAGATGAGGCTCCCTCCCTCATAGTACCTTTCGCGTCGGCAGGAAGTTCCGACGTATAATGCTAGCATGGATGCACACCTAGAGAGGCTTAAAGATGGCAAACTTGATTTTTAACCCGACCAATGGGCAGTGGATTAATTTGGACAAGCCTGGGGGTCAGGTATTTTTTGTAGACGGTGGTACACCCGCTTATCGAGGTAAGGGAGGGTCAGCGAACAATAGTGGTTTGCGTCCTGAACAGGCTTTGACGGGAACCACGACAAGCTCCAGTGATGGTTTGAATGCAGTGATGGATAAGGTTGTTTCGGGACGAGGTGACACCATTGCCCTTCTGCCCGGTAGTATTACCAACACTGCCGTCGTTACGGTTGATAAAGACGATGTGACATTTCTGGGTGTTGGAGATACTGGAGGATCGACACGCGCCAGTGCAATCGTTGGCAACCTCGCTTCTACTGGAGATGTCTTCGGTGTAACAGGCGTAGGCGTCACATTCGAAAACTTGCAGTTTTCGGCTACCACGGCTGCTTGCACTTCGCGTATCAATGCGGGAGCAGCGGGCCTTACGATCCGTAACTGCACCTTCCTTTGTGGCGGAACCGATCTTCTAACGATCACAGTTGAAGCGGCAGGCACGGATTTCACAGCCGAAAATTGTGCGTTTTACGTCACAGCTAACAATCCTGACTCCGCAATCAAGCTCGAAGGCACGTCTTCACGAGCTACGATCCGTAATAATGTTTTTGATGGTGGGACTAACACCAACGCTTGGGATATTGGAGCAATCAACTCCGGTGCTATCCACACAGGGTGTTTGGTGGAAAACAACACCAATCATGAAGGTCCGTCGATTATCTTTTCGGCGGCTGCAACGGGTATTATTCGTAATAACCACATGGGCGGACATACACTTGACGCTGCCCTTGATCCTGGATCTTGTTTTAGTTTCAACAACTACGAAGCTGATGCCATTGATCAATCTGGCGCACTTGAGCCGGGTACTGTGGCGTCGTAAAGTTTTTGAGAGGGGGGAAGGACTTCGGTCCTTCCTCTCTTTCACCCAATTACCCTCGGGTCCATTGAGTCCCGATCAAGGCGAAAAGGCTAAAAGATGGCTGCTCCAACTCCTTCCACATCGCTCTTCCAAAATGGAAAAGCGTTCGTGGCCTCTTGGAATGCGGTATGGTCAGATACAAATGGTCTGACTGATTCGATTGTTGTAAACGTATCGGATCTTGCATACACAAACCGTATTCGAATTTATCAAATTCATCTTGCTACAACGGCTGGGATTTCGGCCACCCTCGAATTCGATGATGCTTCTTCAGATGTCGAAATTTATCGGCATCCGATTGGCATAGTTGGGAACATTGTTCTCGATTTTTCGGATATTGGAGGTTTGATTTGGAATGGACTGACGGGTGGTACGGATACGGGTGATCTCTTGGTTACGTCTGATAGTCAGGCTTCTGGTGATGAGATTTCAATTCTTGTAATTGGACGTTGTTCATAAGGGGGCGTTTTGTCTGAGCTAGGAAATGTTCTAACTCCCTCGGCGATCCAAATGCTTAGTGCATTGATGGATAAGACCCAGACGCAGGGAATGAACACGCTTCCAAGTCCGAAGCCTCCACCTCAATTTCGGGCACCAGGTCGGCATTATTTGGAGCAGCGTATTATGTCCGGTGAACTGGGATTTGAACCGCCATTGGCTTTGGGTCATATAAAGGATTGGATGAATTTGCCGATGCGATTTAAGCCAGTGGCCGAACAAGCGCTATCGCCGTTAAAAAACACAGCGATGGGACTATCTGACGATGTCGTTGGCGAAGCGCTTCCAATCTCGCGCGATGCGTTGGTTCGTAGCAAGCTGGGCGATCTTGCAGATCGAATGTTTGGTATCGAATTCAAAATACCCAAAGAGGTCCGCGAAGTTTTGAAACAACACGACACGCTGGGATTTGATAGCACGGGTGAGGCCGCGTCAGCTATCTTAACTCATTTTGATTTTGCTAGACGTTGGGACATTGAGTCGAAAATTGCTCGAGATGTGCTGAAACGCTGGCGCGAAAAAACACTACGCGAAGTGCCAGCTTTACGTCGAGGGGAAGTGCGTACCCGTGAAAATATCCTTCGCGGGTACGGAATTGGCGAAGGGTAAACCTGCGGAGAAATAAGTTTATTTAAAATAGTTCCGTGGCAGTATATAAAACTACCTCGATTCGAGAAGTCTAAATGATCGATGTTTAAAAAAGGTCGTAAAAACTAATGGGCAAGACACTAGGAACAGTCGTTAATGCTGCCCTGAAAACAATGGGTGAGCCGGAGATTACATCCTTTACGGCTGCGAACATTCTTCAGCAACGACTCATTGAAGTAGCGAATAATGCCGTGCGAGAACTCTCCGATCAGATGGATTTTGATTGGAGACTTCAGCGTGCGATTATTACTACAGCGGCTTCGATTACAACGGATTCCTCTGCGCTCACAAACGGCTCTACCACAGTAACTTCGGTGGATTCTGATGGAGTTAACGCAAATTCATTTACAGGCGCAGCAGCAGGTATGTACTACCGACGTACGGGCGATCAAACGTCTTATTTAATTAGTTCGGTAGATACAGGCTCAAGTCCCGATACAATCACGCTTGAAACTGCTTACTTAGGCTCCACATCCACTGCTACAGGCTATCAAATCATTAAAGACACGTTTTCAGTGTCTACAGCGAACTTTGGTGAATTGGTTGTGGCAACGTATGGGGGGTCTCTAGCTAGCGGTGTTGGAGGTACAGGCCAACCTCCGTTAGTTCAAAAAACATTTGCGGAGTTGATTCAAATTGCAGGAGGGGATCGGCATCGAAATACCTCAGGGCGTCCACAAATCATCGCCGAAATTGGAGCGGATACTTCAGACAATCCCCAATACGTTCTGTATCCTTTTCCTGATGACAAATACCTGGTAGAACTTTGGTATACGATTGACTTTTCAGAAAACGCTACGTTCGCTACTGAAATGTTCGGTGCAGACGCTCCGGTAAGCGCGTATGATTTTGTCGAACATAAGGTTGTAGCTGCAGGCTTGGAGTGGGATGAGAACTATCAGGGTTCTGCCGTATACGAACAACGTGCTCAGCTAGCTATGATAAATGTGATTAAACGCGAGAATCGTGAACGAATCGACGTGGGATTTGACGTGGAAACATACAGGCGACAGTATGGGGTTCGTTATCCGGGGTCTTCTTCGACGTTGTTCGATATGCACATTCGTAGGACTTAATGAGTAAGAAACAACGTCGTCAGACTCCTCGTACAAATCACGGGCAAATGAAGAATACAAAGCCAATTAAAGAGAAGCTGACTGACCCTGATGAAAAAGAAGCACGTTACTTAAAACTTCGCACCAGAGATCGTTAATGCGTTCAGGTTACGACAATAGAGATCGAGTAGAGGTGCTAGACGGTGGTATATACCGTCTTATGGCCCAGAATAACCCGGAATTTCCCCGGGATTCTCTCTGGGACCTCTATAATATGGTTTATGAAAAGTCGTCGGGTGATCCTGAAAAGGCCCAAGGATACACGCAGTTAGGCACAAACACGGTGGCTGATGCGGTTTCTGGGTTGTTTGATTACATCGAAGGCACTGAGTTGATTGCCTGCTCGGAAAATGGCGGGGTATATAAACGTACAACCGGAGATTGGTCTACTGTCTCAGGGGGCGGAGCAGGTACGTTTTCGACCACGGATGATGTTCGATGGACTGGGCAAATGACTTTTGGAGCTACCACGAGTTCGAGGCTCTTAGTGATTTCGAACGGAGTGAATGCGCCTCAGAAGTACACGTCAGGGGCTGGGATTTCTGCGTTAGGTGGTTCGCCTCCCTCGACCGGAAAGTATCTTTCTTCATTTGCAGGTCGTTACTGGCTTGTTACTGGGGATACTTTGCATTACTCGGCAGCAGATAACGTAGAGAATTGGTCAGGTGGGGGAAGTTTTCAAGTAGACTACGGAACCGGTGATATTACGGGTCTGTATGTGTTCGGTTCACAAATGCTGATTTTTAAACGTAATAAGATTTTACGTTACGTAGCAGGAGACTCATTGGTTTCTGCTTCGATTTTGGACGTAACGAACGCAGCAGGCACGCCTTCGCACCATACAATTCAAGAGACCACGGGTAATTTGAGATCAGGTTCGTTGTTGTTTATGTCGGATGAAGGAATTCATGAGCTCCGGCCTACTCAAGCTACAGGTGCTTTTTACGTTACGAACACAGCAGAGAACATTAAGCCTATTCTGGATAATCGTGACGAGCGTTACTTCTCAACCTGTTGGGCGACGTATAACGCACCTCGAGGAGAGTATTGGTTACAGTACGGTATTTCGAACGCACGCCCTGATGAGGGGGTGATTGGAAATATGGCTCAGAGAAAAGCCCGTTGGACTACTCATGATATGCGTACGAAAACCGCTGGAACGATGTACTTAAGTTCGGGTAAGCGGATTCAGGTCATGGGAGATGGTTCAGGAAACGTATATCAGCTTCATGACGAATCGTACAATCGGGATGGAGCAGGTTATCGAGGTTTTGTCACCACCCCCGCATATGCCCAACAAGACCGCGCACGTATGAAGGTTTACGGGCGTACATTTCTAGATGCAGCAACTAATGGAACGTACCCAATTCTTTCGTACGAAACTTTGGGACGAAGCGCCCTGCCCGCACCAGCGGGAAGTACAAATTCTCCCTCAGGGTTTGGTGCAGTAGATGGTTGGGGTACAGGTGAATGGGGAGAAGCTGTTTGGGGTGGATACACAACTCAGGGACAGTGGTTTAGACCGAGCTCAGTTCGACGTGGTGCTTGGAAACGAATGCGTTTTGAGACTCTTGGTGCAGATCAATGGTTTCGGGTTTATGGTTTAGCAATGGAATACTCTTATCGGCGGGCCATTCTGGCTGCTTAGGAATTTAAAATGTCTGTAATATACGATAGCCTTACTAACCATTCGCCCTTAGATGGTACGAATACAGCGATAACAGGTGCGGCAGTAGATGCTAATCCGAACGTTATCGCACAGATTTTGGATGGAACTACAGCAACGGACTTGGCAACTTCGGGTATAGTGGATGCTCGATTTACTTCATCGCGTGCAGGGCTGCGTTTGATTACTACAGATAATGCGGCTGGGTCGATTTATCGAGGTCTTACAGTTGAGTGGGACCCAGGTGATGACGGAAACATGACGGATAATTCATCGGGTATTGGAATCAACTTTAAGATGCCCGATAGTGTAGATAATCAGGATGTTTACGCAGCGATTGACGTATTGTGTTTGGATGATGATACAACCACAGAAGATGGTGAGTTTAGTTTTAAGTTGGTGAAGGCAGGGACACTGACTGAGATAGCAACGTTGGCCTCTACAACGGGCCTGACAGTTGGAGTCGATGACACTGGTTATGATGTAAAGTTCTTTGGAGCAACTTCCGGCCAGTTCATGCTATGGGACGAGTCTACGGATGAACTGGTGTTGGCTGGAGACTCAAAACTGAGTTTCCATGATGCCGCTGGAGGCGAGAACATCATCGCCAGTTCGGATGGACATCTTGAGGTAAATGCTGGAACGACTTTGGATATAACGGCCCCTACGGTCGATCTAAATAGTTCGACTGAGTTCAACATTGACACGGCTGCTTACGACCTGAATGCGAGTGGAGCAGTCACGATTGACAGCGCAGGAGTATCCATTGATTCCAGCGCAGCCAGTAATCTCACAACCTCTGGAGGGGCGCTGACGGTCACTTCGGCGGCGGCAGCTACTTGGTCTACGGCAGCGGGTGCGCTCACGATCAATGGTACTGGTGGGGTAAATGTGCAGGAGGGGGGAGCGACGATTATCGGGATCAGCGACAGTCGGGTGCTTTCTACGTCCAATACCGCTTCTATCGACATGGACGCAACTGGGGCCGTACAGATCAACAGTTCGGGTGGCGCTATCAGTGTTGCCAACGACAATGTCGATCAGACGGTGAATCTGGCTACGGCTGGTACGCGGACCCTGAACATTGGAATCCTTGACGGAACTGATACAACAACGATTACCAGCAAGGGGAATCAGACGCATTCTGGTACCATTACAGTAGGCGTAGACAATACCGGCTATGATGTGAAGTTCTTCGGAGACACCAGCGGCTCTTCTTTGCTCTGGGATGAATCAGCAGATGATCTGATATTCACCAATGCTGGCATCGCTGTGGGGTCCGATGCTACTGGTGACGTGTATTACAG